CCATATCCCATGGGTTAACAAAATTATCAGCTTCCGTTAAAACTTGTTCATCTGTACTTAAACCTCTAATAAGACCTTGTTCAAATAAATTATTTATTAAGTTTGGATATACTTCATGTACATAAACTGGATATTCATTTTTTTCTTTATCAAATACATCAGTACCAAGAATCTTAGTTATGTATTTTGAAGAAGATGTATCAAATGAACAGTCAAAACTATGTGCAACCGATGCGATATCGGTAACATTTAAGTTAAATTCTGATAATGGATTTGTATCTATTGTTGTACCAGTAATTTGAACCGCTGTTGAGCCGGTTACTCTATGTACAAGTGCATTTGATACGTATGAACCTCTTGATCTTAATAAACATACTGTTCTTCCAGCATAATCAGCATTTAATGCTGCTGAATATTTGTATCTTGTCACACTAAATGATGTAGCACCTGTTAAAACAAATAAGTAAGAATAAACACCATGAATTGTTGAATCGGTAGAACCACTTTTTACAAAGTAATTGTTATACCAGTTCTTATTAGCGTTTCCAATAGGTGATAATAATTGAGTTCCAGTTAATCCACTTGTTGCAGATGCCGGTACCGTACCGATTGTAAACCATTCATTAAGAGCATAAGCTCCATTAGAATTTGAACCAGCAACCAAATAATCGGTAATTGATGTTCCTTCTGTTGATGTTTTACCTGAAAGTTCAGCATAGAATGTTGAGCCTGTTATTGTTGATAAAGAAGTGGGTGTTAATGTACTACCACTTGTTGTTGGTGTACTTGTTAAATCTACAGTTACGCTACCCAATGTCTTGATACCATAAGTTTTACCTGGTTTGTAACCAGTTAATCCTAAAACTCTAGTTACAAATAATTGATTTGATTCTTGTAAATATGATTTAGCGACATACGGAAGTTCATATTTAGGGTTACCATCTCCGTATTTTACTGGACTGGTTGTGCCAAAATATGTTTTAAATTCGTCGAAATTAGAAATCAATATTGGTTCGAACGCGGGACCTTTTATAGTCTCACCTACTAGACCCAATGTTGTAACTCCAACGCTTTGCGCTACGAATGTTAGATCCTTCTCTGATGTGTACACACCTGGAGACACGAATACTCTGTTTGAATTTGCTGCCATTGATAAATGTTTGGTTAAATAATTTTATTCTTTCCAAATAAATATCTTTGTTTTAAGCAAAGATTTCTCAATTTTTTTGTATTTAGATAGTAATTTATCCTTTTTTATCATTATTTATCTTTATACATGAAAAACAAAAGTAAAAACGTAAAAATCAGTGAAAAATACCACGAAATGTTAAAATCATATTGTGATAAGAAGGGATTAAAAATATATAAAATTTTAGAAAAATTAATAGAAGACACCTGTAAACCCAAAAAAACGGATCTTTATGATGAAGATTAGTAAACGTATGTTACACCAACTTTAGATCCTGATATTGGTGAAAAATTCAGTTTAACCTGATTAGACGACTCAACATCAAAACCCTGACCTTCTTCTTCAATAAGACCATTAATATCTAAACTGACAATACTGTCTATTGAATTTAAAAGAGTAAATATTAATGTTGATCCGTTATATGTGAAATATTCAGTAGACACCTGCAACGTCTTACCGTAGCTATCAATAAACACACTATTTCTACCTTTAAAGTATGTTATTGTGATAGTACTACCCTCAAGAGGTGGGCTTGCAAAGGTAATTTTTGATGTACCAGCAATATGAAAAAAGTCTACATCTCTTTCTTGTAAAAGACCATTTATAGCAACATTAAATAACATACTAATACTTTCACCAACACTAAATGCTGTTTGTAACCCATCTGCTTTAAATGTGGCGATTGTAATATCAATTCTTTTATTAATGTATTTCTTTTGAAAATTCGTATTTTTAGCAAACTCATTCATCAAGAAAAATCTACTAACGGCTGGTTTAACCTCAAATTCATCTTGGTCAATCAAGAAACCGAGCATGGTAAATTGATACGTTTGCATATAAAATCTACGTCCGTCTATTTGATCAATAGGCGAATTATCTTCAACCTTATCCATTATAATTGGTATATAATGACCTTTTACTATAGTATACGCCTGTCTTGATGCAAATTTTTGTAAAACTATTTTGTTAAACCTATTTAATTCTCTAAGTTTTGTACACACAATTGTCACCTCAAAGGTAATATCTACCGCAACAGGCTGTGGAATCTTATAAACGTCTGCGCCCATTTGTGTTCCGTTCCAAGTTGCTACCGAAGCATAGTGAAACTGAAGTCTATCTGGTATTGTTCTGGTAACTGATGGGTTTGTTCCCGGTTGAACGTCCGGTCTTCTAATAACACCAACAAATGGTACCTTTAAATTACCGTCATCATCTGAAAATTCCCAGGTATTCATAATTTGAGCCCACCTTTGGATTGTTAATATTTTAGGTATAACCGGTATTTGTTCGCCATCAGATATGACAACAAAGTTTTTCTTAATAAAATCCAACATCCCAGAATCTAAATCGTCGTGTAAAACAGAATCAGGAAGATAAGAATCAGATTTGGTTATTTTTTCCAATAATTCTTGTCTTCTTTCGGTAAGCTGTTTACCCTTGTAAATTTGAATATCTGTTTTTCTTTTAGGTATTCCCATGTTATACTCCTCTAAATTCTTGTTCCTGTGCAATTGCACAAGTAATCGTTCTATAGTATGGTTTAAAACCAAATAGATGATGTTTATTATCTGAAGTTACTCTACCGTCATTTGTAACGGTATAAAATCTAATTTTTTCTTCAGATTCTGGATATCCAATATAATCCCCGTATCTTATATCTATACCTAATTCTTCTAAATGTTTAATATAAACGGATAAAAGTAAATTACCCGGCTCCAAATACCTAAGCATACCGCCTTTATATGAACTATTTTTTGCTTCTTCTACCTTAACTAATGCATTAAATTCAATTGGCGGAAAATATTTGATCTCATCCTTACCAACTTCACCATATACATCGTCTTTATCAGTTTTTTGTCTATCAACCCTATAAAGAACCAACTTCATGTTTAAATCACCATGCAAATACTCCTGACCTATTTGTATTTGTAGGCTGAAATCCTCTTCAGAAAAGAATTTACTCATTCTTGTTATCGGTAATTTATTCTCCATAATATCTATAAATAGTTTAGAAAGTGTTTGTAATTAGTTATATTTTATAATGTATGGAAACTAAAATACCGGAAATAGTGGGTAGAGAAATATTACTGGCATATGCTGGTTCGAACAATCACCTATTGGAACTTAAAAAAAGGCTTTTAGAAAGTAAACATTTTTCTTTGAGTAGGACTCAAGCTGATTATATTATCAAGAATGAAAAGACAATTCCAAAAGTAGCTAGAAAAAAAGTTAAATTATTTTCATCCTTTGCAGATAAAATAATGCTTGATAGGTTATTACCAAAACCACCTGAAGATATTTGGGTGGAAAAATTATTATGTGAATCAGATAAGGCATATCATATATGGGGTAAAGTTTTAGAAACTGATCAGATGCATTCTTTTTGGGTCCCTAAAATGGCGATAGTTCAGGAGGAGAAGAAATTAGACAGAGAAATTGATTATTCACCTTATGATGTTAGACCACCAATGGAACATCAAAAAACCGCGATCGAAAAACTTTTAGCAAATGATAAATTCATTCTTGCCGATGACATGGGTCTGGGTAAAACAACGGCTGCAGTTATTGGCTCTTTAGAAAGTGGGGCAAAGAAAATTTTAATTGTTTGTCCAGCCTCATTAAAGATTAACTGGGAAAGAGAAATTAAAAATTATACAGATAGAAGAATATTATTAATTGAAGGTAAAAAATGGGGATCTACTTTTGATTATTATATTATTAACTATGATATATTAAAAAACTTTCACACAACAGATAAAAGTGAGGATAGTGAAGCGTATCAATTAATCACAAATGCTGGATTTGATTTAGCAATTGTGGATGAGGCTCATTATATTTCAAATTCAACAGCACAAAGAACTAAATTATTAAATGATATTCTTAGTAAGATTCCTAAGGTTTGGTTGTTAACAGGAACACCTATGACGTCTAGACCGATAAATTATTATAACTTACTTAAGATTGTTGAATCACCATTAACATTGAATTGGCAAAGTTATGTTTTTAGATATTGTGCCGGTTATCAATTTAGAGTTGGTAGCAGAAAAGTATGGAATACATCAGGAGCATCTAATCTAGATGAATTAAGGGAAAAGACTAAAAATCTTGTTTTAAGAAGAATGAAGACTGACATCTTGGATTTACCAGAAAAAATCATTACCCCTGTTTATTTAGAGCTTCAAAGTAGATTCTATGATCACGAACTAGAAGACTTCATTAGAATTACCAAAGAAAAAAGAAACAGTGAAAGCGTTTCGGTTACTTTAAATAGATTAATGAAACTTAGACAATTAATTGCAATTGAAAAGGTCCCATATACTTGTGAGTTTATTGATAAGTTTATTGAACAAGATAAGAAAGTTATTGTCTTCACAAATTTTACCGCGTCATTAGATATGATACATGAAAAATATAAGAAAAACTCTGTTATTTTAGATGGTAGAATGAGCAAAGAAAAAAGACAAGAAAGTGTAGATAAATTTCAAAACAACGATAAAATAAAAATATTCATTTCAAACATTAAAGCTGGTGGTGTTGGTATAACATTAACTGCGGCTGAAACTGTTATTATGAACGATCTTTCTTTTGTTCCGGCCGATCATTCACAGGCTGAAGATAGGGCATATAGATATGGCCAAAAAAATACTGTATTGGTATATTATCCCGTTTTTGAAAATACAATCGAAATACAGGTTTATAATATTTTACAAAAGAAAAAGGGTATTATTGACCAAGTTATGGGTGATGGGGAATATAGCGACACTTTCGCTAGTGAGTTACTTAAGAATTTATTATAGTTTTATAATAAATCCGGTATTTATAATAAAATGAAATCTGAATGAGTACCGTAATTAGTCTTCCAGAAAAGGAAAAGCTTTATAGCCAAATCCTACACTTATTAGGTATGCCTGTTAGGGGTGTAGAATTAACTGAAGAACAAATGGATTCTTTCTTAGAATTATCCGTAAATGAATATGAGCAGTATGTGAGTGATTGGTTAGTAGAATCACAATGGTCATCATTAGTTGGGTTAGACGTTGATAATCAATCATTAACTAGAGCATTTACTACTAGAGATATGAATTTTGAAAATCAATACACACATTCTTATTCTAAAATTGTTGGTTTACAAGCTGACGGTCCATGGGTACTTAAAAAAGATTACATTGATTTGGTAGCTAATCAACAAATATATGAAGTTCCAGCCGGAAGAGAAATAAACGAATTATTATGGTTTAGTAGAGCAGAGCTTGCTGGTTCTGTTGCAGATCCATTTTTAGGTGGTTTTGGTGGCCTAGGTGGCGTTGGATTTGGTGGGATGGGTGGTTTTGCTCAAGTGGGTTCATCAGGGTCTTATTTCATGTTTCCTGCGTTTGACTTACTATTAAGAATGCAAGACAGAAACATTAAAAATAGATTGTTTGGTGGTGAATTAACATATAGAATTACAGCTGGTCCCAACGGAACAAAATTTATACACTTAGCAAACGTTCCAGGCGGAAGATTTGATTTTGGTAATATAAAAAGACACGAGGATAAAGTTTGGTATTGGTATTATGATACCATGGATAGAGATACTTGTCTAGACGAGAACAAAGACGTTATTAAATTACCGTCTGATGTTATGACACAACAATTGGCTTGGGATGAATTAAATAGACCGGCACAAAACTGGGTAAGAAAATACCTTACAACTTATTGCAAAGAAGCTCTTGGTAGAATATATGGTAAATTCTCTGGAGACCTTAAGGTACCAGATAGTGATGTTAAATTAGATTATACATCATTACTTACAGAAGCAAAAGACGAAAGAATGAAACTTAATGAAGAGTTGATGTTAAGATTAGAAAGACTTCGTCCAGATAAAATGCTTGAAAGAAAGGGTAATGAAGCGGAGAACTTAAACAAGGCCCTGAAATTCAGAGCCATGCCAAGTCCATTTAATGTTATTTAATCCATAGGTATAGAAGCGTGATATGCATAATCATGTCCATTATTCTCAATGATTTCTTCATCTTTAAGATCTTTAACACTTTCTGCTTGAAATGAAACCACCTTTCTATTATAATCAACCCATCTTTGATCTACAATATTTAAACTATCTTCAACATACATAAAGAAGGGGTCTTTATTTACTTTATTCCAAAATAAAACCTCACCATCTGATAATGTCATCACCTCATCTAAACTATCTTGACCACCTTCTTTAAGTGGAAACCCAGAAACTAACTCACATTGTTTTTTTGTAAATTGTTGTTCATCAATTGGGTCTTCAATTAAAATACTATCTCTAATTTCAGGTTTAAATACAACCAAAAGTGGCTCAATTCTCTTATTAAATGTTGTAATATTTCTAGCAACATTATATTCTCCAGTCATATCAGGATTGTTAGCCAATTCTTTTTCTGGAATCATATAACAATTCACTTGAATATAATCTTTTGGTATTTCATTACCATACTTAAGCAAATAATCTTCTTTCTCTTTTTTTGTTGGTTTCGTTATTTTCTTAACATCACCATCAGCTTTTTTTGTTCCATTATTTATGTAATAAATTGTTTCACCCAATGTTGCATGGTAATTATTTTCTAATATTAATTCCATATGCGCTTGACGAGACATTGTAGAACCCGATTTGGTTGTTTTCTTACAATGTTTTTTATAATCATCAACACTTTGTTTAACACGAGCCTTACTAGCGATCTTAGCTAATGGTATTTCTTTATTATATAACTTTTTGATGGTTGAATAATACAAGTTTAAAAAATCTTGACCATCTCCATTAAGTAATTTTACTAACCCCTCATCCAAGAACTCAACAACAAATTGCTGAAGTCTTTTAGATTTTATGGTATTACCTGTTAGTTTTATTTTTTCTTTTCCCTTCTTAATTATTTTAATGATATAATTTTTTCTGGAAAGATTAATACATGCAGGTGCCATATAATCAATATCCAATCCCATTTCATTTCTCATGAACAGATCATTGAATTCTGCAGTGTCGGCCTCAACACCATAATATTCTTTACCTTCTTGAACCATCTCATTAAACCCCTTACCAACATATTTGTGATCATTAATATCTTCAGGTGTTTCAAAGTTCACACCATCTGTATCCATAACAAGTGGTTTATAATTTTTACTTTGAAAGAACATAATCATCATTCTTAAACATTGGCGCCCAACACATGTAATTGTTTCACCCATATCCATATCACCCCAAGGAAAAACATGTGGCGCTGATAACGAACCAAAATATGCGTTGATAAAAATTTTAATTGGTAACTGCTTTCGATCATACATCTCAGACAAAACCGGATTACTATTCTTTAATTCACCAGCAAGAAGTTTATATTTAATACGAATGTTACGAAAATATTTTAGCATAGATTTCTGAACGCCCATTACATCACATTCAGGAAAAACATCATATACAAGTTGTATTGATGGATAAAGTGATGCATAGTCAAACTTCACTATATTTTTTGAAAAACCAACGTTTAGTAAACGAGATAATCCACCAGTAATTGGTCTCTTTTCATCTTTAAGTGGTATTGCCAAATTATTATCATAAGACCACGCAAGCATTAATATCTTCCAAAGAGTTGCGGTACCCATTGTTGATATTCTTTCGTATGTTGTTGGAATTACTTTAGATAATAAAAATGTTGATTGACTAAATGAATCATCAACAACCATTGTTTCATATAAGTCATCATCAAGATATTGTTCAACAATTCTTTGACCTGGCCATATTTCAAATTTACCTGGATATTTTTCTAATAAACCATCAGTCCCTAAATCACCAATTTTCTTATAACCACCCGTCTTAGGATTTACATAATAACTTTCATTATCAAGATATATTTTAGAAATAAACGCACCATCAACGTATACACGATTTTCTTTTTCTTTCTCTAGATATTTTGTAATATATTTTAATCCCCAGCTTTTAATTTCAGAATTAATCGCTTGTGCTCTTCTAACAGCATGAGCAATATCGACAATATTAAACCCCCACAACACATACTGTGTATATGGTTCCACCTCATTTGCTAATTTTAATTTACCTTCTTTTATTCTAAGCGGATTGTCGTTTAGTATTTTAGTTAATTTATTAATATTCAACCCCAAAATCTCAGCTCTCTTTAAAATAAATGGTAAGTCAAATGCCGCAGAATTATATCCACCAATAATACTTGGTTTTAATTCTTTTATTATTTTAAAAAACTCTTCAATACATCTTTTCTCACCATCTTCTCCATATGCGTTTAATAACTTGCTATAGCCTCTATTATCTTTAACTCCGATTAGAATGATATTAGTTGTCTCCGGGTCTAAACCCGTTGTTTCAATGTCAAATACAAGTCGGTGAACCTCGGAATAGTCTTCAATACCCTTAAATAATCTCTTTTTTTTCTGCACCAAATACTGTTCAGCTGGTGACAATATTTGAAATTGAGATTTGAAATCTTCACCCCAAGGATCAATTCCACCATCTTTAAAAAATGCTATTAGAGATTGATAACCATTAGTGCTCTTAACTAGATATTTTAATCCGGCCTCTAATCTATCATTACCCATGGTTTCAAGTTTGGTACTTAATATACCATATTGCCCCATTTTCTTTTTCTGTAATTCCTTACTACCATTATAGAAGTTAAATCCAGATAAGTCTCCGGCCCAAAGAAATGGTGTAAAAGTATCCTCAAGGACAATTTTACCTCTTTCTGGGTGTTGTATAATTTTGTAAATTTTGTTTTTTCGGTAGTCATATTCAATACCGACAATGAATCTTTCGGGGTCAGACCCGTTCAAGAAGGTTTCGATAACCTCTTGAGAAATAATCTCTTGCATGATTTATAATTTATGGATGACACATTAGCTTACGGGATTCCCGTAGTTAGCCTTAATTAACCATAAAAATAAGTAAAATTTTCGAAAAAAACAAAAACTATATGATATTAATATATAATTTTTCTCGTACTGGTAGGATAAGTTTTGTTGTTTTTGTTGAGTTTGTGTCTAGAAATTGAATATTAATTTTACCTTCAAACTTACCCGGTTTTGCGGTCTGAAGCTCTGTAAATCTGTATGTTATATAATATTCCAATGTTGTCTGATTGTATTTTTTGTTTCTGGTTGTTAAAAAACACTGGGCATTTAAAACAGATGGCTCGCCAGTTTTATGGTCATACATTTCAAATGTAATGTCTGTATTTTCCAATAAATCGTTAAATGAAGATTTATCGTTTTTACCATCATCAATTAGTCTCATTTTTAATATTGGGTCACTTGCGCCCTGTCTTATAAAAAATTCCATATGTTATAAATAGTTTGTTTATTTTATTGTGGTGTAACTGTTGGTGTTGGTGATGGTGATGGTGTAGCACTTGGTGTAGGTGTTGGGGATGGAGTTGCGGTAGGTAAAGGTAACCCACTTAAATCATCAATACAACCAATACCACATATCTCAAAATCATAGTTGTTTAAAATATTTAAAAAATCATGTCTAACATGAACAAAGTCTAATGGTTCCTCATAATATTTTATTTTTTTCATTTTAAAACAACAAACGCCACTGTGAATATTGTTCATTAAACCAGTTCCAGCTCCCCAAGATTGTATAAATGGTTGAGTCCCTCTTGTTGATGGAATAACTTCTTCCCAATTCTCTAACTTATAGATGGGTCTTCCGTTTAGGTATATTTTAAGTGTACCTAATCTTCTCTGTTTTTCATCTGCCCATTTTTGACTTAAGGCTTCTGCTGAATCCCAAACTGTTAATTGTGTAGATGTTACTGCAGTAACTTCGGTATTTTGATATGGTGACGTTCTGTAACCTATCATATCATTAAAACCACCATCATTTTCTACATCACAATTATCATAATGTTTATATCTATCAAAACTGATTGTAATATTAAAATCTTTAGTTGCTCCCGTTGTACACAATGTTGGTGTTTGTCCACTAGACAGATAATATGATTCAGAATATGCTCCATTAACACAGGCACCAGAATAACGATACGCAGACCATTTTATTCTTCCATCGGAGGTAAATCCAAAAGAAAGATTGTTATCAGCATAATCAGAAACAACATTAGTACCTCTAACACCCCAATAGTAAAATATTCCTCCATAAGCCCAACTTAAACTATTTCTATTAAAAATAAAATCTAATGTCCACCCCTTTTCGTTTCTTCTTGCCAATGTTGGTGTACAATTGTCTGTTCCTTGACCTTGATTAAAATCATATGCCCACGGCTTAACAACTTGAATTGGGGCCAAAGGTGAACACGCATTAGGGTTAATAATATTTTTTCTTGATTTATATACATCGGTTGTAAATCCAGATATTAATTGAGATTTAGTATAACCAGTTAAAGCATTAGAATCTGAAAGAGCTAGATTATATGAGTTTATTTTAAAATAATGTGTTCTACCACTAATTAATGTGAATTTATATCTATTTGAGTCTAGTAATGTGTTTTTATAGTTTGACCCAATATGACTAGTAAAATCATCATAGTTAAGAGTCATCTGTAAGCCAGAATAGGTATATCCACTAACTAAGTCTGAAATGTCGTCTTCAGATAGGTTAATTAAGTTTTTTTGACACTGTAAATCGGTTAAATTCTGGTTTATTTTTAAACTTTCATACACAATTGGTTTGTATATGTCTAAAACCTCAGTATTATAGTCAGTATCGACTTTTGTGATTTCATAATCATAAAATTCTGACGAATCTAGCTTGGCATCCAATCTTGTACCATAAAACTTTAAAATATTCTGGCTATTCATATTTAAATAAATATCTTTCATACCGTTTGATATTTATATAAAAAAGATTCCATGAACGATTTTATAAAACAAGTAATAGAAGAGAAATTTGCATCAAAGTCACAGCAAAGGTATTTCTACGCTAAAGCCAATGAAAAGGGTGCCCCTAAAAAAGAAAAGAAAAAGTGGAAAAAGTGGGCTAGCGAGTTTTCTAGCGATACTAATTTTGAAAAAATACCAGATAAAGTTGAAAATAAAGAGGAGGATATTGAAGAAATTGTTGATGAAAAAGGTAACATTAAGAGAGGTGATATCCCAACTCAAATTAAAAAATCTTTAGTTGGAGCTAAAAAAAGAACAGATAAAGTTGTAAAATCGGCTAGTGGGGCGATGGGTTCTCATAGTATTTACGGAACATATTCATCAGTAATTAATAATTTTAATAACCTATATGAAGAAAATGGGGGAAAAGAAGATGTAAAAGAAATTGCAATGGATGATACCCTGGGGTATGAAAATACCATGGGCGATGACAAATCATATGACGAAGCATATAACTATTTTATTAAAGATTTAGGTCTTCCAGAAGATGAAGCTAAAGAGAGGTTAGCCGCGATGGGGTATATAGAGGGACAAAAAGATTTAGTTAGATTGGTTGAAAATCCTAAAAAATTCATGCAGGACTATATCGAAAGCGTTTTAGTTAAAAAATCTCAAGATTCAGATGTTTTAGAAAAAGAAGATGAACAAACCGTTAATCCATTAATATTAAAACAAATTGATTCACTTAAAAAAAGTTTAATAAAAAATAATATTCCGGTTGATAAAATAGTAAAACGTCTAAAAGGTGAATAGTCAATTAAAAAATAATGTTTATGATGTCCCAGAGGAAGTGTTAAATAAAATTAATTCAACACTTTCTACTATCAAAGATCCAAATGTAATTGGAATAGATAGAGCTAAAAAATTGATTAACGATAAAAAAGTTACATACGGGCAATTAAAAAGAATTATTCATGACATCAAGAATCTTGATAAAAACACCGAACAAACCAGATATAATTTATATGGCGGCGAGGTAATGGAAAAATGGTCTAATACTTTTTTAGATGGTGAGAGGCAATTAGTTAGATCAAAAAAACTTGCTTCACATAATATTAATAATAATACGGGAATGAATGGCTTGAGAAAGAATCCATTTAGAAAAGAAGGCGAAAGAAAACACAGTAATAAAATGTCTGTTGATTTATTAAAATCAAATTCAGAAGAAAATTCAGTTTCCTCACTAAAACAGAACGGTTTATTTGAGCAAATTAAAAGAATTAAAAAATTAATGTAAATATGGCAACACAATTAGAAATTATTGCTGAGAAAGAAAGACAGGCACACTTAACAAGAAATTCATATCTTGAAAAAAATGGTTATGGTATAACACATGAAAATGCACTATCAAATGGGGATGAAAAAGGTAAAGGAGAAACAGCAACTATTGGTTCATCTTTAGATATTCAAACTAGGGTTAATAATTTACTTAAAAATCCTTATTCTCCAAGTAATGAGTATAATTCAAATAATCCTAATGCATTGTCAGATGGCGATGAAAAGGGAAAAGGTGAAAATGGTACCATTGGTTCTTCTGTTGATATACTAACGAGAAATGAGCTAATGGCTAAAAATACGTATTTTCAAAACAAAGGCTATGGTGTAACTAACCCTAATGCATTATCAGATGGTGATGAAAAGGGAAAAGGTGAGAATAGTAATAGTATTGGTTCATTAACCGACATAAAAACGAGAACTGAAAGCTTAAATAGAAACCCATATAATAATCAAAATGGGTATAATAGTACAAATCCTAATGCATTATCAGATGGTGATGAAAAAGGAAAAGGTGAAAATAATGGATCTATTGGATCATTAACTGATATTAATTTAAGAAATGATAGTGTAGCTAGAAATAAATTTGGTGCAACAAAAGGTTATCCAGATTTTTAATATGACATTAAACGAATACTATATTGATATACTAGAAGAACAAAATGATCTTGTTCTTAAAACAACTAAAAATAAACCTTTAGTGGATGCTATTACAAATAGGCATCCTATTAGTTTTTTCTATACTGGGCCAAGAAAACCTAAAAAAACAAGTGTAAGAGCTGGTTATCGAGTAAAAGCGGAGCCTGTTGCATTAGGATTAAATAAAAAAGGTAGACTTGTTGTTAGAGCGTGGATCGATAATCCGTCGGTATCAAAAAGAGGAACACCTAGTAATGTCGGAAACGAAAAAGCAAATTATGGTTGGAGAACATTTTTAGTAGCAAGAATTAATAATGTTAACGTTTTAAAAGACGAAACTTTCGATACCCCTAGAGAAAAATTTAACGGGGGTGGTGATGACAAGTCAATGAGTGTAACATATGTTAGTACTGATTTCTCAGCTAAACCAAAAGAACCAAAAGTAAAACCAGAACCAAAAGTTGTTGCGCCTAAAGCTGAACCAGTAAAACCAACAAAAAAACCTGGAGTAACAAAAACAACCAGAAATTTTGATAAAGAAATGACAACAGCACAAAATGATTTGGCAAAGGTTGTTTCTGATTTAAAATCAACAAACGAAAAATACAAACAAGTTAAAGATACTCCGGAAGCAGAACCTCTTTTAAACATATTAAAAGATTTGACGGGAAAGAAAAAAGAATTAACAATTAAAATCGACGATTTGGTTAATCAAATTGCACAATCTGGTGTAGACATGAAAAATGTTAATGTTCAGAAATTTTTAAGTGCTAATAGAGCCATTAAAAAAGAACCAGAAATTAATATACCAGAGCCAACTAAAAAACCAACTAAAAAACCAAACGAACCAAATCAATCTACAGATAAAACTAAACTACCAGAACCTAAAAAAACTGAAAAACCAAACAAAAGTCCGGAAGATGAAAATCGTTATGATCTAAGTGAATCTTTTGTTCATAGAGTTAAAAAACTTATTTCGTATTTTTAACTTTATTTTTGGTTATAATTAGAATATATTTATTAATATGACACAATTAAATACCGGCCCAATTAGTTCAAACGATTTGATGCAAAAATTGGCGCAAGCAAAAAAGATAATGAATAAAGTAGATACAGGTAATTTCGAGAGAGGTCACGTTAATGAGCAAGTATTAATGAATGATCCAGAAGAATATATTCATACAAATAATATGCCACCATTGTCCGAGACAAGAAATGTATCAGCTTCGGTTAATTTTGATAAAATAGAAAACTCCAAATTACCCGATGCAATCAAAAAAGCTATGAGGGAGAGTCCAATACAACAAATGCCGCAAATTTCATTAAATGAAACATTGGACATGGATTTTATAAAAGGGGCAAAGAGACTAATGGAACAAGAAGGCGTCCCTTCTAAAAAAACACAACCACAGCAAAGACAAGCCCCAAGTACAACTACAGCTGGTAATATTGATATGAACGCAATCGCAGTTCTT